CGCTTCTCTCCAGTTGGTACATACTTATTCTGAATATACATTGGCATTACATTCTCAGGTACCCACTTGGTTACCTTCTTGCCATCATCAGTAGTCTTAGCTACTTCAAATTCTTTAATAGGAAAACCGGTTAAGTCACCAATCTCCTCAATCTGAGCAAGATTAATCTTAACAACATTAAGACCTAGGTCTTTACCTATCTCAAGGATGGTACTTGTCTTACCAATACCAGCCTCACCCTCTACAGCAATTGCTACTGGGATTTTACCATTAGCCTGTAGATATCTATTGTTACTTACAATATGATTTACAAATGTCTTTAACTCGTCTGTGTTAAGATTTACTTGGGTTGATTGTACTTTACTCATTTTACTTAGTTTAATTTAATTTTAGGTCCGGGAAGTTCTTCATTCATATTAGATCTAGAAGAAATTACCCATAGCATTTTACCTCTTGGTTTTACACTACAGTAGCATTCGCCATCTGTTAAATAAATCATGCAGCTATAATGGCGGATGTGCTCATTATAATACTCAATTACTGGATCAAACTCGGTACCACCGCGTCCAAATATTTCTACAGTGTCTCCAGCCTTGTAAGGCTTGATACTATTAATCTTAGTGTCACATTGTAACACCGTGATATCAGTACCTGTTTTATACATATGATCAATCTCGTGGAAGAACTCTCTAAGCTCATCATCACATACAGAACCACTGGTATCTATAGCAACTAGGATGTGTCTCTTAGGTTTTATCTTAAGACCGGCCATCTCCTCAAAGCGCTTGTTGAATTTTCTTCTAAGTTTCTTTGTGAATACATTTTGAGAACCACCAGCAAATCTTCTAAGATAACCTTTCCAGTCAAACTTAGGTGGCTCACTGCTGTTTATCTTATCTAACAAACCTTGCATCTCTCCAGGTAAAGTACCACGAGACTTAACTTGCTCTGCTACTTCTTTAAGAGTATGCTCTAGTTGTTTTTCTATAAGCTTCTTCTCTGCCTCAGGTAAATCTGCAAAGTCTTCCCATGTGCTATGATCAGGAACAGGATCACCATCTTCATCCTGACTTTGTCCATTAGCCATAGCATCTAGAATCTTTTGTAGCTTACTCTTGCCACCACCATTCTGCTGCTCTTTATCTTTAGCTTTAGATAGGATTTCATAATACTCTCTACAACCTGCCTTAGGCGGTAAGTTATATTGTTTAAATGCATCACTATCTATAGTACAACCACCTTCTGGAAGATACTGCTTATCAATATACTGATTGATCTCCAAGTCCATAGCTATGTTAGCTAGTCTCTTGTCTGCAAAGTTATCATGCATAGTAAGATGGAAGAATGCTATATGCAATAGCTCATGTTTCAAGAGACCTATGCGGTGCTCATGACTCAGGCTATTCCAGAATTCCTCATTAATACTAAGCTGATAGTTAATACTGTTCTTACTCACACCTGCGGTAGGAACTCTCTTTTCCCAAAGCTTGTTTAGTCCAATGAGAAAGAGCCCGTAAAAAGGCTCCTTCAACATTAGTTCTTTACTTGCTTTAGCTAGACTTTCATGTTTATCCATGTCTCTTAGTTAAGCTGATTTTATACTTGTCCATAAAGGTGAACCCTGCATCTTTAAGCTGTGTTTCTATCTCATTAGAGAAACGAGCTATAGCAAAGCTTTCTTGCAAAGGATCATCTTTCTTTTTCTGAGCAATATGTATAATAGTTGCCCAATCTACATTCTTAAAGTTACCGTCTTTAATAACAGCGTGCTTGTTTACAACAGCACTTATCTCATCAGTAAACAACAGACCCCTCTGGTCATTATTAATTTCTTTATACAACATTAAGACATAGACTATGTTAGTATCTATATCCATATTCTCTAAGATGCTTTGTACAACATTAAGGTTACTCTTATCTGAAGAGTTAACCATGTTTAGCATGTTCATGTACTCAGCCTCACTGATTTTAAGATTACTAGTCATTTATCTTTTGGGTTTTTAACATCCACAACGGTGGATTATCTAAGTTAGTTATCCATTCTTTTGCACTTGGTATATAACCATTGCAATCTTCTTTTACATGTTGTTCACCTATATAGCGAACCATAACTCTTTTACCATCTGAGTTAGTGATGTGAGTACCAAATACTTTTTCACACTCAAAGATACCTTCACTGTGATGTCTAAATAATCTATGACGGCTATCACCTAGCCAAGACTTAGTAGCATCAAACCAGTTGTGAATATCTAGGTAATCCTCTATTTGCCCACCCCATTTATTAACAGAGCTGCGGGCATGATCATATGGATGAGCCATTAGTAATCTAGATCCTCAATGTTTACACTTTCATATGCTTCCTCGGTTGTTCTTACATAACCATTTACAGAAACCGTACTGTCTTCTACATCAATAGATACATTACCATAACCACCATCGTTGTTATACCAATCCCAGTGATAATGATTATTTAAGATATGGTAACCAAAGTCTTCTAGTTCTCCAGAGAACATCTCATTTAGTTTTACATACTCATCTGTACCATATCTAAATGGTTCAAAATCTATATCACTAATAGAACCTGAATCTCCTGACCCATCATAGTTTATGTATACACGGGTAACACCCTCATCTCGTAGTCTTGAGATAAGTGCACTTAATTTAATACTTGCCATAATTACTTTTGTTTATAGAATCTCCCCAGTATGTTTGCGTTTAACCAGAAGTCTTTCTCTAGTACTTCACACATAAACTGGTACTTTACTTCTTGATAAGAAAGCTCAGTCTTAGAGTAGCATATCTTTAGGATAGTCCTTTTGATTTGTACTCCAGCCTTATGAGCTGCCTTAAGTTTTTCATTACTACTATAGTAGTTTTGATATACAGTTTTTCTTACGCGCTTGTAAGACTTCTTGCGTTTATCAGTAGGCATAGCCTTCTTAGAAAGCTTTGTCTTAACATCCGCAAAGAAGTTCTTCTTGCCTATGTAGGACATACGTCTACCATCTAGAATAACATCCATCTGGTAGACAAACCCCACAGCACCTTCAGGAATCATATCCTCGGTGAATTCTTTTAATTGGTATATCCAACTCATTTCTTTAATGCTTCTTTTAATAAAGGGAATAAGTTTTCATGCACCTTATCTATACCATGATCTCTTACTGAGTCAGATATGTCTTTAGACATAGGTAAGATTACTTTTTCCAAGCCATATAGTTTCTTGTACTTATCTGCAGATCTTATACCTGCTTCATCAAAGTCAAATAGCGTACATATAGCTTTATAACGATCTTTATACATTGCTATTGATCCGCTAGGGATAATAGTATTCTCACTATCTGGAGCAACATATTCTGCATTATACCCAAACTTAGATAATGTCATGATATCTTTAAGAGAACTTGCAATAATCAGGTTTGGCTTATCAAACTTAAGTTGATCAGTCCCCTGAATATAGCTTCTTACCTTAAGAAACTTATTATCTTTAGATTTAGGCTGATATATTTTATACAACTCACCATCACTTCTAAAATATCCATAGATATAAGCATGTTTAATAGTTATATCTCTAGAGTTTTCTTTCTCCATCACATAAGACTCTAGTGGTCTTACATCATAATGATTTAATATATTAGAATCAATCTTATATTGAGTCCAATACGCCGCATCAAGATTGGTCCAGCTTCTTTCTTGATAGCTAGTTACTTCATATCTACCTTCAGATTTTATATAACGCTCATCGCTATTTTCTAGCATGAATGCATTATAGTCTTCAAGCATAATCGCCACAGCTTTTTCAATTGGGCATTTATACATTAGCTTCAAAAATTCTAAATGGTTGCCACCATTATCGGTAGAGAAATCCTTAAAGAAATACCGGTTACCTTTTACATATATACAAAAGCTAGGGTTCTTCTCACCAGGATTAAACGGCGAAGTAATTTTTACATCTTGACCAACAAGTTTAGTATCTAACTTGCAATAATGTTCAAACACCCAATAGCTTGGAATATCATTAGCACTAAGTGCTTGTAGTTTTGTACTAATCATGTTATAAATTTTTAGAATAAAAAGGGGAGCATTACACTCCCCTTCTATTCATGTTAAAAATTAAAGTTCAAAGTCGCCAGTTGATTTTGGCGCAACTGGTGCGTCATCACCAAATGAACTCACATTTTCTACTTTACGCTTCTTAATGTGAATTTGCTCATCATAAGGGATTACTTTGCTTTTACCTTCTTCTACTTCAATAGTCTCAAATGGAACTTGTCCACGGTTATATTTAGGTAAATAAAGATCAAAGTTGGTATAACCCTCTTTGTTGACATATTCTTTACCTGCAACACACACGCGAAGAACTTTGCCAGCAAAAGGCTTATCATTGTTAAGAGCTTCAAACAAAGACTCAATAGTCTCATGTTTGTTGTCTTGATCAGAGAACCAGCCTAAGCTATGAGTTTCTTTACAAAATGTTTGTAAGAAGCGCAGCAATTCTTTATCACGGCTAATTTGAACACCAGTCTTGGTAACACCATCAGCATAAGGATACTCGGTAGCACGAATGCGACCTACTTGACCTTTGTGACGTCCCAAAGACTCGTCATCTTTGTTAATCCAAAATCCCTCAAAGCCTTCGCCCATATCTGGACCTTCAACATTAAGGATGATATCATAACCACCTTCTTTAAAGCGAGCTGGTTCTAGCTTAATATTCAACACTGTGCACTCATTGTTACCTGGTTGAATTACTTTAGGCACACTGGTTCCACCAGTAGTACCAATTACATCTTTTGTACTTATCATTTTACTTAGGGTTAATCAATATAAATTTTACTCCAATCTACGTTTATCTTATTGTCTTCTGTTAATTCAGATACAATAAACTCTTGATTTCTCAAGTGCTCAGGTCTTGCACCACAAGCAATCTCATCTGAAGTTTTAAAGCTTAAGATGTTAGTTTTGCCTTTGCGATATAAGTAACCAATTGCATCTGAATTTGAGCAAGAGATTCTCTTTAATTTACCGGTTAAGTCCAAGTCTAAAGAGTTAAACTCGGAACCGTTTTTCTCAAGCATAGTGTCCTTTACGTGTCCTACTAATATAGTTCTAGGAGCCCAGGTTTTGATATAATCAACTACCTTCGTAAAAGCTTCTCTGAGATAAGGATATCCAGCACCATTAGGTAGGCTAAGAATACTTCCGTATTGTGCTTTACCAGAACTAAACCAGTTCTTTCCCATAGGTGTTCTAGAATAAAGTTCCTCGGCATAAGGAATACACATCTCCTCAAGTGCAGTGATTGTATCTACTGCAACATATTTATAGGGATTGCCAGCATCTTTAATTGCTTTACCAATGTGCTTAATTTCTTCAACAGAACTTGCCTTAATCTTTATAGCGTCAATATAATCAGCGCCATTTTCTAAATCAAGAATTAGACAGTTCTCTAAGTTCGCAAACAAGGTTGTTTTACCAGTCTTAGGCTTTGAGAAAATAATAAGATTGCTAGGACTATGTGATTCAGCCTTAACTTTTTCTAGAGGTAATTTAATTTCCATGTTATTTTACTAATTCATTTAACCATTTCTTTGTACTAACAGGTTTCTTCAACAATATTGCAGCTAAATCACGTATGGTTAGCTGATCAATAGGTGCATCACTATTAGGATCTAAGATTTCATCAAAGTCCATAGTCAGTGGTGCAGCTGGTGTACCTTTAGTTGCAATGGTTTTCTTCTCTACTTTTCCAGGTATGTTAACCTTTACTAACTCAGAAGCTGGAATAAGATATCTTACTTGACCATTAGCCATAGGCTCGGTGGTATCATATTCTTCCAACCAATGTGGGTTATAACGCCACATGTATAAGGTGCGATTAATATCTTCAGGATCTTTAGATTGGCTAACAGCTTCGGTATAAACATCTTGTTCTTTACGTAGCTCACCAACAAACATACTAAAGTGCATTTCATCTTTACCTTGTGGGCGATAGATTAACTTAGGAATGTAGAGTGCATCTGGAATACCAAGCTTTTCAAATGTATCTTCATGATACTTTCTAAGCTCAGCGATTTTGTCTTTTGGATTTTCTGCTTTTGTTGCTGTACTTATTGACATAACTTATTAAAATTTAATTTTTCTTTCTTGTTGTGGCGGCGTAGCCATTTCAACAATTCTCATCTTTTCAAACTCAGCCTTAAAGAAACTCATTCTAGCATCACCATTACGGCATTTGATAAAATGCATTACAAGAACCTTATCATCCTCGATAATATATCTATCGGGTCCGTATAAGCGTATCTTTTGTTTCCCAGGCCTATTAATGCCCACTAAAGTATCAGCATGTTGCAATAAAGCGTCAGCTCCAAATAGGTCAGACTCTAATATGAAATTGCCATATTTACCGTCTTCACTACGCTCAGGATTATCAATATTCCTATTAAGCTGACTTAAGATAATAAATGCTATTGGATACTTACGCTTAAGTTCCGTTAGCGCCTCACCTAAATTATACAACGTGTCATACTTGTCCTTCTCGAAGGGTGCCTTCTTCAATAAGAGCGAGTGGTCTAGTGTTACAATTGTTTTCTTAAAGATTTTTTCCCCATCTTCATCAGATTCAGCATAGTACTCCATGTAGTCCTTAATAATTTCTTTGAACTCATTAACTGTACAAGGGTCCTCTACAATATCTATAGGGTACTGGACTCTTTCTTTAGCATAATTATAACACACTTGTAGATCTTCATCGGTAATTGTCCCAGAAGCACTGCATAAGTACTTATAGGGTTTACCAAGTACACTGGAGTATTCACGGATAGCTGAAGTACGAGCTATCATCTCAAACTGAAATTCCAGTACTCTAAAGTTTTCACCTTTATTCAAGACAAAAGCTTCGCGTACTATTTGATCTTTGATTAGAGTTTTCCCACTTGCAGGTCTTCCGCCAATAACCGTCATTGAGTTCCATTCTAATCCGCTAGTTGTAGCATCATTAAACTTATCCCAGGGTGTTTTTAGACTTTTAATTTGTCCTTGTTGACGCCCCTTCATGTACTTCAAAGAGTCAAGAAATCCTTCGCGCTGGCTTTGCCAGGCCGTATTTTTTTTCTTTGTTGTCATATATTAAGGATAAAAAACCCCGTGCTTAGTTGGCACGAGGTAGTTGTAATTTTTGCATTACGAATGTATAAAAATAATTCAGTAAAAGCAAGATAATTTCAATACAAAAATATTGGCCTAAGCTAATATCAACAATAAACTTATTGGTAATGAACCAAGTAAGTATAGAAAAAAAGATGCTAACACTCATTGCTAACATCCCCTCCCTAGTAAATAGTCTCCTAATCATACTACGTTATCACTAAAATGTGGTGCGTCATCTTCATCTTCACCGTTAATAATTATCTCACAGTAATTAGCAAGCTCAGAATCCCAGGACTTATCCGTGTTCTGCTTGCGTATAAAGTACTGCGAATTCTTCATGTACATATAGTTAGTCTTTTCATAAGTCTCTATATAGTACAATGTTGCACGTAGAATTGTATCCCAATCATACGTATAATTTTTAAAGAACCACTTGAAAGCATCTTCAATATTTTTCTTGTTAACTCGAGCGGCTTTACCACTAGGTAGTTTACCTTTTGGAAATATTAGGATATACTTTTCAATGTTATCATTTGCATCTACAGGTAGTGCATTTTTAACATCAGAGTTAAATCTTACAATTTCTAAACCTTTAGAAGTTAGTTTTCCATCGTTATCAATATAACCTTCTTGAACCATAGCTCTCATCTCTAGTGGTATTTTTATATTTTGCGGAGAAGTTCCGTTATATATAGACCAAAGCAAGTAATAACTATTAGGAGATATTCTTTTTGTAATTAAAAAATCAAAGTGCTCTTTCATAATATATCAATAGGTTCTAAAGATACAAATGTTTTACTATAGTTTCTCTTTTGCATTTCTGCCATAAGGTTACTCCATATAGGTAGCACAGTCTTGTCTTTAATTTCCAAAGCAATACGAGTTTTCTTAGTACCGTGTAGCATAGTAGCATGGTGAGTAACTTTCTTACCATGTCTATCATTAAGAACTCTAACCATATGTGAGTAAGTTAAACCTACCTCATTAGCTATTAAATAACAACATTGTCTAATAATTGTACACTGCTGCTTTCTATTGCCCATGTTCTTACTAAAGGGTTTATCATCAGGATAAAGTTCTTCAGCAAGATTCACAATAATATTAAAGTTATCTATACCCGGTATTATAGAATGAGTATCACCTATATACTTATCATATTCATTAAGGTTCTTTTGTATACTACTAAAGAACTTATTTATAACCATATTAAGGTCATAGTTCAGCTGGGCCAAATCTTGCCTGATATTGTGCCTCAGCTTCGTCACGTCTTTTTCTGCCATATTTTACATAATCAATTGGTTCTAGATGATAATATTTGCCAGTGTCTGTATTCTTAGCCATATCTGCTACAATATATTTAGCTCTTTCTAGCTCAATACCAAAGTCGGATAATGCATCAAAGAGACACTTGTTTTTTACGTTTGCTTTCTTAGAAGCTTCTATCTCAAAGCTTACCTCACCAAACTTTGGGTCAAGACATATCTTAACCTTAATTCTACCAGGATATTCTTTGTTTACCATTTTCTTCTAAGTGCTGATTAATTTTATTCCACATATCATTGCAATCCCATTTGCTACCATTGTAAGCAGCGCTAGCTGGATGACTTACCATAATCTTACAATTACTATCTGGTACCATATCAGCAAATTCTTGGGCTTTCTTACCTAGAAATACATAAACTAAGTTGTCTTTAGCATGTGTTAATATATCTAGGAGGTATGCAATAAACGGTTGCCACAATTCTTGATGTGTACCAGGCTTACCAATAGTTGTAGTTAATGCTGAGTTCAACATTAATACACCTTGTTCTACCCAGGGTGACAAATCCGCGCTCCCTACATATCCCACATCAACTGTTTCTTTTATACTAGCATGCATATATTGTAAAGACTTTTCAATCTTACCTGTATTACTACAGCTAAATGCAATACCATCAGCAACACCTAATTGTGGATATGGATCTTGTCCTATAATAACTACTTTAACGTTATCTAAAGAACACTTTTCTAATGCAGTAAATAAACTTTTAACAGGTGGAGTAAAGCGTTTACCTTGCTCAACTTCTTTTACTAACTTTTCTAAGATATCATCCATATCAGATGATAACACAAAAGTGCAAAGTTTACCCCAACCTTTATCCTTTACCTTATCGTAAAGTTTCTGGCTAATTTCTTGTATATTAATTTCTTGAGTCATAAGTTTGTAAAAATTAAATTCCATGTCTGAAAAGAAAACACAAAAGGTAAAAATCATTGATAAAAACAAAGTTATCAAAGCTGAAATACCAGGTATTTTCTATTATAGATTTAACAAAATGCTTGCTGAGCACTTTGAATACAAAGATCAGGAACATTTTAAACAAATAATGGCAGATATAAAAGAAGGTAAACAAGAAACACCTCTTGCATACCATGTATATACCATTATAGCATTTCAAGTTCTACTAGAAGACCTAGCTGAAGAGCAAGGTTTAATGGAAGAAATTGAAATTGATTTAGAAACAGGAGAGCGGATTAGTATAGAGAAAAGCCAACAAGCTCCCCAATCTCAATCGACGCCTGAATAGCCATACTTAATTCTTCTTTGCTACAATCTGAAAATGACTTACACTTACTGTCAGTGCAAAGTCCTGCGCGTAACTTAACTTGTAACTTCATGTCTTCAAAAGAGTCACCAGTATAGTTAGCAAGCTCTCGTATATGCTTATGAACTTTACTTATCTGAGCATAGCTAGCATCAGAAGTCTGTACCTCATAAGTAACAATTACAGTTTCACCTTCCTGCAACCCTTTAATAAATAAACCTAGCTTAGCAGATCCTAATGGATCTATCTCTAGATTCTTATTTACTACTTTTGCGCGTATACTTACGGGTAGTTGGTCTGCCATTGTCTTTGGTTTTATTCTTACTTCCTTTAGGTCTTCCAGGTCCTCTCTTAGCAACCTTAGGCTTATTATTAGCTGTCGTAAGCTTTCTATGCGAACTGAATAGTTCCATGTACTTATCTAACAAGTCCATATAAGAGTTATCACCAGCAGCAACCTCATCTTTAAGATTTTGAATTTGCTTACTTCTAATAAGTAATCCTGTACAGATACCGCCTATTAGGCCAGAACCTGTTAATACTATAACATCAGTTAGTGTTACCATTTTTTTAAGGTTTTAAGTGGAGATAGGCTATACCTTCTTCCACGGTTATATAATCAATTTTTAATCCTTGCCATTCATATAAGAAGTCTCCCATATCTGTACCGCTAGTCTCCTCACCATGCCATTCAGCTTGTGCAGCGATGTATGGTCCACCACTAGGGTCAAACATAGAGAACTTATAGTTGGGCATACCTGTTTCACCGGGCCATCCTCCTACACGGAAGTGCTCGCTGAACCCTGTCATCTCTATGACATTGTCTTTTTTCTCAAAGGTGATCACATCACCATACCTGTTTTTATACTGTGTCTTCATACTAAAATATATAACGTATTGTATTCCAAGGGATTAGTAACTCATGCAAGGCTCTAAACTGGTAGATATAATCTGCCTTAAGCTTATGCTCATAGCGGATATTTAACTGACCATTACTAGAGATTTTATTCTCTTGTATATCAGGCCTCCATAGTAGTTCTTCCCCGGGAATATTGTTAGCAAGATTATACTCATGCTTCTTCTCATTGTGAGTAAGAAATATAACCTCAGACTTTATACCCTTTTCCTTCTTATGTCTAGCATGCACAATCTTGTCTACCAGCATAAACAAATCTCGGTAGTCTTCTAACCAAGTATCCGTAACTATAACAGGACTAAAGTTAATGTGTACATCATAGCCAGATTTAATAAAATAATTAATAGCATCTATCCTATCTTCTATAGGACTGGTATCAGGCTCTAGTATATCCGCATACTTCTGCGGCATAAGACTAAATCTAATACGGGTTCTACTAGGATGAGTCTCAATAAATGACAGGTTATAGTTTACATGCTTGGTAGCAAACGAAAACATCATAGCCTTACCTTTTGCATAGTCAAATATCTTCTGTAAGTCATAGTACTTAGCATGCAAAGCTAGATCCTCGTTAGTACCTATATCATAGGTTACTCTACTCTCATGTGTCTGGTTAGGTTTATTATCCAAGAGCCATCTAGCAGGAGAAAGACTATGGTAATGTTCACCTATAGCATCTAATACATCATCTACATTTTTTGCAATCTGTAATCCGGTAGGACGGTGTCTCTTCATGTAGCAGTAACTGCAGTTGAATAAACACCCGTGCCCAAAGCTAGGAGCAATGAAGTCCGTGCTTCTACCTGATTCAGTAATCTTAAGTTGTCTTCTGGTTACTTCCTTTACTAGACTCATTAGCTAACTGCTTTATTTTTCTTCGTACTATATCAACGCAATCATCTATACCCTTATACGGGTTTAGATAGGGCACAGTTCTGTTATTACGCAGATTCTCCATCTGCATAACAAGTTCTTCTAATACCTCTTTCACATTACCAAGTAATACAGACAGCAGCTTCGTTAACTAGAAAGTATAAAGCACCATCAATGTCAATAATCTCTGCATTAGCAAGAGCATTCCCTACATATACCAAACTACCTGCTTCTACTATAGTACATTCAGTACCTACAGCATGTACCTTAAGCTTAGTCCAGCTTTTCATCCACTCTTTTTCCATAAGAGCTTCTGACTCATCCGTTAATAACACCTGAGACTCAGGCTTCATAGGCTTCTCAATGAGAATTCTTTTTCCGTGTAACTTCATATTATAAATTATTAAATAGATTACTCCACTGTTTACCAATCTCTTTCCAGTCATACTCTGGAGAAGAAAACTTTTTTATAGACTTTTCAGATAGCTTGCGATAAAGAGTCTTGTCTCTATAGATTCTTGACATAGCATTTACCACATCATCCACGAGTACTAACTTAGCAGTAACAGATATAAACTCTAAAGTAAAATCTATATCTGCTGGTATAAATACTGCAGTATCTTTATGTATATCAGCTAGGGCTGAGTGTTTAGGTACTACTTGAGGTGCTCCGGTTAAAGCATGTTCTACATTACATAGACCAAAGCCTTCACCAACACCTGTATTTAATCCTACATCACATGCATTATAGATAAGATTTAATTCTTCTGTAGGAATATTCTGTATACCCTCACCCTCACTGGTAAATATAATCTTATCATCAATACCCAGCTTCTTAGATATCCTCACAAGATCAACATGTATATCTTTTACACCAGAGTGTAGATATAAGTATATGTTCTTCTTATCCCTAGCAAACTTTTTAAAAGCTCTTAGAGTTATATCTAATCTTTTTCTTGGTTGATTCCTATTAGCATTTAAAAATATAAACGCATCCCATAGTTCAGGTCTACTAGGAAATAAGTGTTTACGTACCTCTAGTTTACTACTAAGTTTGTGAAATCTAGGATCTATACCGTGAGGTATAACTTCATAAGGTAAATCAGGAGCAGCATCTTTTGCTACATCTAAACCAAACTTATTATACATTACAACTTTAGAAAAGATATCTAGTCCCGAGTACCATTCAGGATTATGATCCTCAGCATCTACAGGTATATAAGCTACAAGCTTAGCTTCGGTACCAGATTGTTTAATAAACGGAACCATCTTGTCTATTACCCAGACATCACTTATAATAAAGATTATATCAAAGTCTGTTTCTTTAATTACACTCATAAAAGAAAGTACACCCACTGGATTGTCAGGTCTTTTCTCTACAGTATATATCTTATAGGGAAAGTAATGTTCTTCACCATTATAATTTATACCTAACACATATGGATCATACTCATCTTTAGGTAGATTAGTTATGATGTTATGCATCACATTAGAAAATCCAGTAGCATGGGTAGGACTATCTCCCCAGAATAATATCTTTTTCATGAGTTGGTTTTGAAAAACAAATATACAATAGTTTAATGTAATTCCTCATCAGTAGGATCAGTTGTTGTACCTACAGTTATCGGGTCTACATATACAGTATCCTCCGGTATCTTAACAGCTTTAAACATTTGGTAGTCTTCTCTCTCAAGAGGAACATCTTTCCATGCTAGGTACATCGCTATTGTACCCGCACAATCTAGCAGTAACAAGAATGCTATTGCCCACATTAGATACTTAGTCATCTCCACCTCCTTTGATTTTATCTCTCATCCATTTTGCACCGACTGTAAAATATGATCTTTTCATAGAAGTACCAACTTCAAGACCTACAGTAAGTGGATTTGGATATGGGTATATTTCTACTGATTCATCCCAAATCTCCTCATCACTTGGTAGTTCTATTTGGTTAGCCAATGCTCCTACTATATAGCCGTTAATCCACATGGACTTATCATTACTATTACAAGAATCACAATCTGTCCAAGCATCTTCTGCTTTTTTTCTTAATTTTTCTACCTTACTCATTCTCTTGTTCTAGTTCAGGACGGTTGACCTTAAGGCCCCACATCAGGTTATACATAGAAGCAGATGTCTGAGCATATCTAGTAGTAAGACCTCTATGCTTACGTAAATATGCTACCATCCACTCCATCCATTTAGCTTCTTGCTCAGGAGTCATGGTCCAGTCATAGTACCATTGATCCTTACGGTCCTTGATATCCTCATAGGATACATCGTGACCAGCTATAATAAACATGGTATTGATTATATCTTTTACCATGTCATCATCGGTTAGTCTTTTACTTTTCATTTTCTACAAATATTGGTGTAACAGTTTCCATTGGATCACCCTTAAGTCTAGATAAAATACATACTTTACCTACAAAAAGATCCAATTCATCATTGTTTTTTGTATAGACAACAAGTGCCTTAAACTCTAAAAAACTTAAGTCATCCTTAGTAACATCCTCTTTTAGATATAAGACATTATCTCCTACCTTTACATAATCTCCTACTTTCATGGGTCTTCTATTTCACAGGTTAAATCTAGTTCACCAAACACCTTAGCAATTGGTTCAAGCTTATCACGAGGACCATACTTAGCTACAGCTTTACCCTCATTATGCACTTTCATTGCAATCTCGGCAGCTTTAGCAGCAGATATCTGGCAGTATACAATAAGAGCCATAATAACTTTATCAAAACTATTGTGGTCATCATTGAACAGGATAAGCTTGCTGTCCTCCATAAAGGACAGGTCAAGCTTTACATCCTCTAGTTCAATAGTTTTAGTCTCGCCAATTGATCCAGTCATCTTCATCATCAGCATTTTGTTCTTTAAAACAATCTCTGCACAAGCCTGCTTCTTCAAGCATGGCTTCTTCATATGCATCGGCATCAAGTTCATCAGTTGCTGCTTCTACAGCCATACCGCGAATAATATCTGCATCACAATATCTACACAAATCATCTACTTGATTCCAGGGTGCATTAACATCTTGTTCTGCACCAGCGGGTAAATTACTGTTCATTTGCTTTAATCCATTTAATTTTTGAATCATCATATTGCTCTAAAGCATTTTGTACCCATGTGGTATCTACAGTATTATCATAACAAAGTATGTGTACTATAGCCTTTTCTGTAGGGTTGAGGCGTAATAATCTACCCAATCTTTGTGCAGACTTCCGCTCATTACCATATGCGTGCATAATAATACCTTGTTTAAGATTAGGAATATTAACACCCTCGTTTAACTGTAATACACAGCTGAGTTTATCAATATCACCATTTTTAAACAACTTAAGATTATCCTCGGATGCTTTATTACTACTATGATAACTATGTGTACACATTCTATCCGCTTGTTCTTGTGTATTAGCAAATAGAATAACCTTATCAGTTATCTTATTGAACAATCTTAAAGCATAACGCTCTTTGCTGGGATAACCCATCATAGATTTCATACGCATTACTCTAAGTATTTGCTCTTCTTTAAAACTACCAGCATTCATTAGTTTTTCCGTCCAGTAGTTATAGTTCTTTAACTCTGAAGATGGAAAATAACCTTTTTTAGTTTTTTGCTTATAAGTTAAGCTCTTATCTAAATCTAATAAATGTATAATAATTTCATAGTCATTTAGAATACCATGCTCTACAGCCTCATCAGTGATGTATCGGTATTTAATAGGACAATACTTGGCTACCATTTGTCCTTTCTCGGACTTTGCAATGCGCGGCGGTGTACCAGTAAGACCTACAATTGTACCTTTATATTGTGAAAGCCAAGACTCGTGAGATTCTAAAAGATTGTGACATTCATCTAAATATACCACATCATAGTCTAATGCTTGCTTTGTAAGAGACAAGTATGTAGTAAAGGTGATATGTGGTTTAAGATAATCCATATTGAATTTATCAGCTTCTTCAAGCCAAGATTTAAATATAGATCTCTTTGGTGCTACAACTAATACTTTTAACTCTTCATAATAATGTTCGGCAATATGCTGTAAGCCTATGAGAGTTTTACCAACTCCCATAGACACAGCAATACCAGAACGCTTATTAGAATTTAAAGTATCAAGAGCTTGCTTTTGAATCTCTTCCCTGCTCATATTATAAAGCTGAAATGCTTATAAATGTTGAATCATCACTTTTATGTTTCTCTTGAAACTCTTTAAAATTGATGTTACGACCAAAGTCTGTATTAATAAAATCTTTAATTGCTTCTTCTGTCTCAATAAAATCTGTAGAAAGTACTAAGGTATCACCTGTTTCAAGTGTTACAGTAAATTCATCTAATTCAGGAACTTCTAAAGCAAATTCACCATTATCAACACTACCAATATAACCTGTTGTCATATAATTTGTAGAAATACCATGCACTTGTTTAATATTTTTATTAGAATCTACAACAAAAAACACAGTATCACCAGACTTAGTTATGTTATAAATGTTATTAGCAATTCTTTTTGCTAATAAAGTTGTTGCACCAGCTCTTTGACCATAAACATCCAAAAGAGAAGTCTTCTCTTGTATAGCATCAAATAACTCTGATAACAAATATCTTTCTACTTTTCTAATTGCATGCACATAATGTGATGCAAAATAATCAGAACTTATATGAGAATTTTCTTTTAGATAATCAATTGCCTTATGCAATCTAGTTCTATAAGGTTCTAAACCTGCAAGTTCAGCAACAATAAACTTAGACATTTCTTCTGGATAAAGTAATAATGATACTTCACCACCCATACCATCTGCTAAACAAAAGATGCCATCTTCATTGTTAACATAAAGAGCATCTTGATTATCTTTAGAATAATCTTGTTTTACAGCTGTACCATAAACAAGATTTTTTTCAATTGCAATAAAAGGCTTATTATCTTGTCTTATATTATTTAATTCTGTAATAGTTTTCATACTTATTTTTTTATTTTTCTTATATAAAAGTTTTCGGGATACTCCGGTCCCACATACAATAGGAGTAATTCGCAGATATAGTGTAAACCTAAAGTACTATGAGAATAAGTCATACCATTTAAATGTTTACAGCATGCTCTCTCAATAGTAAATCTCTCACTGTCTGGTAATGGTGTAGCAGATATCTCAAAGGTCATAACTTTATCATCTGTATCACCATATAGCTTGCGGACTATACTACTAAGTTCATGGTGAACCACAAGATCATTGCTGTCTCCACGCCATGTAGGTTCTACTACACGTAGGTTCTCGAACCCATCTAATTTTTCAAATCTTATAATCATGATTCTCTTGATTTACTAAAGTCTAATAACTTTGCTTCTATAGGATTAGTTTCTATCCAACCGTGACAAGTCCTGCATACTGCTAAGAACTCGGTATCATCTAGTAATAGAGCACCAGTTCTACCCTTTTTATGGTGTACATCACATGCATTAACAGCACAACCTGGAAGATGTGCCTCACAATAAGGCTTTCTTTTTAAGAATTGCTCTCTTAATACCATGTAAGCAGCATTTAGTTTAACAGTCTTGGAAGATTGAAGGCGCATAGGTTTTTTCGCCGTTGGTTTTTTAATGCTTGATAAACCCTTAAATTGTTTGCTCCAGCATGACTTACAAAACCTTTGCTTACCTTCTTTCTTCCAAATACTAGTTATCTCATTACATCCATCACATTTCTTCTGCTTGGCTTGCAACATTATCAGATTTCATTATAATAATAGAATCACCACCATAAGTAAGGGCAATATGACTGCCCTCACCTACTTGTGTAATGATATTTTCTTGCTTAGTTAATTGCTTAAGCATAATCTCCTCAGCTTCTGTCTCAGGAGTAAGAACAAGTTTCGTTGACCCGTTCATTATAAATGTTGTTTTCATAAAATTAAATCTTGGCTTTATCAAAACAGCCTAGAACCTCATCATATAGATCTTTATCCGCTTCTTCAATCAAATCCACTACATCTTCAAGCTTCTTATTAATATTACAAGCTATTATATAATGTTCAGATTCTTGCATCTTACGAATATCTTCATCAGTAAGAGGTTGTGTAATACGTATTTGACCAAAATCAAGAATGTTCATTACATCTTCTAACGATTTATGTTCAAAGATATCCTCATAGGTATCTAACCATTTACGGTTACTGAAGTAGATAAATAAGATTTCGCGGTTATCAAGATCGCTGAGTTTCATACTGTTTTATTTTAGTTGATAAAAATTATAAGGTAATACCTTTTCCTCTATCAATTTGTTAACTACTTCCTTTTTACTAACACCTAAAGATTTAAATTCTAAAGTGCTAATATAGTTAGGATCAATGTCATTAACAAATTTCTCAGCATATTCTTTGGCAAAGCTGCTATTCCAAAATATGGTACGCAGAAAATCCGCAGTCCATTGATTAGTAAGCTGTTGCTTCCAAAGATTTAAAACATTTTGCGCGCGATCATGCACCTTTTGGATACGCTTTTTCTTATCCCAATGCATTTTCGCCAATTCCTCCGGAGAGTAAACACTTAATCCAAACAGCACACGCTTATACAGAAAATTCTGCTGTGCGTTAAACTCGTCTTTTTCATAGACCATTTGTTGTTTGCGTCCTGGATTACCATACAACTGGTAAGATTGCATCTTACCTTTGTAAACTACTTTTTGTGCAAAAGAGTAATTGTTATTCATATTTATTTGAGTTGGTTTTTATACAAAAAAACAAGGATAAACTTACCCTTGTTATACACTAAAATTGTCTGCTTTGGCTATTTTAACTAAAGCCATAGCGCTGCGAATTTCTTCTATGTTATCATGCTGGATTAAGATATCTATATCATTACCAGTTGGATCATAGAAACATTTGCGATAAATAGGTTGACCTTCAATAGAACATACAACATCGCTGTCACCTGCTACTTTAAGGTCTTTTTCAGAATTTTCAGGTGAAAATGGCTCAACACTTTCTTTAATAGCAATGTGACCTGGAAGCTGTTGTCCCGGTTTCCAATCTAATTGTTTAAGTGTTTCAACATCAGCCTGAACAAGTGCGGATAATTCTTTAAGATTTACCCAGCCCTTCTTATTAATAACTAAACGCTTTTGTGATACACGAATGTATCCATACTCAGGATTATTCTTACTCAAAGAAATAACCGAGCCATCCTCATTAGAGGAAACTATAACTCTATAGCTCATAAATAATTGGTTTTTAGTCTTCTAAAGTGTCGAAGTCTATAGCATCATCTGCTATATCAGGAAATTCATCAGGAAAGTACTCTTGATAGTATGTTTCAATTTCATTTTCCTCATCCACAAAATCTTCCTCATCATCTTGTTGTGTTTTTATAGAAGCACCATGCCAAGGATTAGTTAAATGTTCACCAGCATTACAGGCGACGAGTTCTCTTATATCCCTATCAGTAAGATTAAGGATTTCATTAACGTCAAGCCATATTGTTTTCCCATTTGGGAGCTGGTAATACATATATATCAAAGGTAAAACTGCTTACTATAAAAAGCTTTAATATACAATAATTACTACAAAAAAATTGGCATTATATAGCTAAAGCAGCAATAGCTGCTATAATAGCAACTGTTGATATTGCTAATGCTAAAGTTACCTTATCATTTAACTTTTTGCTTTGTCTCATAAAATCATCATTTTTAACATGCATCTCTTTCTTGAAACGCTCAAAGTTGCCCATAAACACAGGTCTTTTATCTTGCTCACTCATACTTACTTGTTTAAAATACTATTCCAAATTCTTCTAAATAAACTTAACTTTGGTACAACTAGTGTATTTTTAGGAGTTTTGCTCTTATAACCTACACTAACGATACCATCTTTAATTTGTTTATCATAACGCTGACGCAGTTTAACAAACTCATCAAATCTTGTAGCGTGAATTTTTACCATTGCTTTCCAATTTCCTTGATCATCCTTATAGATAATCCCTGAATTCTTTAACGCAATTAGGTATCCACCACCTAATCCTTCTGCCTTCGCGGCATAACTTGGTTTTACACCATCATTCACGAGCTTGCATATATTAGCAACACGCTCCTTTGTAACTTTTGCCATTTTATTGGTTTTTAATTGATACTTAACTATACCCTAACTGCAAAGTGGAAGTCGCCACAACTCCCACAATGCATTAGGTCTCTTCACCCTTAAATCAATATCATTTCAGGTGGACTAGCCAACTGATTAGATTTATAATTTTCTTTGAACCACTGTTGTACTTCAGGCTTCTTTAACCATTCTTCCACATAGTCGTGATAACACTGGTCAACAGACTTGTTATGTTTACTATACATCTGGTTAATAATGAAGTTATCATCTGCCCAATTTTGGCTAATACCAACAGTAGCACGCACATCTCGATCAGTAAACTTCAATACAAAGTAAGTCTTGTTTTTAACTGAATCATTATAGTTAGTATATACACAGTGAGACATCATTCTACCTTCTATATATAACTCTTTGCTGTTAGTGATTAGTTCAAGATGACCATTATGTGGTAACTCGTTAACATAATCATAGTCAATAGATTCTACAGACTCTTGCTCAATATCCATTATCTCTTTAGTCCAATCTTGGTGAACTTCTTTGACACGGTTACTTGACCACTTAAAGTCTATCTTACGCCCTAACATTTGAGCCTGCTTAATTAAGTCTTGCATATCCCAATTTATAGTACCATTTGAAATTACATATTCAACAGCATGGTTGGGATCCTTGGCAACACTTAATGTATCAGCAAGAGTTTGAATTCTATAACCTTGATTACCATTAAGATAGTTCCATACTAACTCAGTAGATATATTCATACCACGCATAGTTGGGTTAGTCTTAATGATAGCCTTGATAAGGTCTCGCGGATTGGTAATCTTCCCTAAAAATACCTTGTTCATATTGGTATTAGTAGTACTATACATTAATCCAGTAGGCGAGTTAGTAAACCATTCAGTCTTAAAGTACTTACACATATCAGTAACTATAAGAGGACCAGTGGTAGCAGCCTGCTTGCCATACCACCACTTGAAAGTCTTCTTGACTTTATCATAGGTACAACCAAAGGTAGAATCTCTTTTGAGATACAATCCTGTTTTATCATTCCATTTAGGACGGCAACTATTACTTGCCCAATACACGTGAGTATCAGACTCAGCTCGGGTATCTTCTTGCCAAACATATAAAGAACCTTTAAAGTAGTGAAACCTTTGCTTATCAATAGGTTGATTCTTAATGTTTAGGTATGTAGTTTTTTGAGTCGGAGTAAAATCCGTAATGTTTGTTACTTGCATTTGAGTTGGTTTTTAATTGATATAAAAAAGGGTTACCCCGCGTCACCGTTGTATTTAACAGTAAAAACTAAACTTAAACTTGAGGACCGTTGTCCTTCCCGATGAAAAAATGTTAGTGACGCGAGGTAATATTTTATGCATTAGGGTCAAAGCCTGCAAACATATCACGAAGCATAGCAGTATTATCTACTAACTCTTCTTCTTCTTCATGAAGTCCACCTTTATATTCCTTATACACATTCAATGCTTCTTGAAACTTTTGCATTGCTTCTAAAAAAGTCTTTTGTGCTGCTATGTACTCATCTGTTGCTTGAGAAATAGCCTCTTGTGCAGCAAGATCACGGAACAATTGTTCTTTTTCTTGCTCTTGTTCTTGGTAATGAAAAGATGCAGCAAGTTCTTGCTCATCCATCATACGCTGAAATTCGGGGGTATTCTTAATCTTACTCATACTCCTATAACAATGTTTATATGTTTTTGTAAATCTTCAAACATTAACTCGAGTTCAATTATACTCATATCATATATGATATCAAACTCCTCCGCAGTAATATTCCTACCAAATAGGAAATTAATGCCCTTGTTTATATCCTCTATAAGAGTAACTTTTGTCTTCAGTTCTATTTCTTTCGTCATGCTTTTTGTGTTTACTTTTACGATAATACTTTTTCTTGTTTCTTTGAACACTTGGGCGAGTTTGACCCCAGATATCCTGGATAGTCACCTCAATGGTAATTAACTTTCTTGACATACGTTTATTAAATTTAACTTTTGTTTATGTAAAAAATAAAGCACAGGTTACCCTGCGCTCTATCTTTTAATATATATAGGACAATTAGTCCAAAGTGATACAAGAGTATCTCTCTGCATTAATTGTCTTTAGCATTACTGCTAATGGACTCAATTCATCACCGCCTAATACAGACCTAATAATACTAGGACTGAACCCGCTAACAAGGGCAGTGTTTGGTGTGTTAGCTTTCACAGGTACATTCCCGAGGCGACCGTTAACATTCCAAAAGACAATACCTGGCATTTCATACCCTGCTTCAGCATACATAGCCTTGATTACATCAAAGTTAGTATGTCTACCGCAAGCTTCATCAAACTCCATGTCACTGATAATCAGTAACTTAGTAGGCATGTCTTCTTGTAATACTTTACCTACTTTCGCACGGTTTAGTAATACAGTAAATGTCTTGATTAGGTCAGTATTCATACCCCAATCCGCTTGACGCAAGTTAATTAATCTTTCAGAAAGAGTATTACCTTGTATCATATGGAACTGTGGATTCTCACTAAACGTCAACACTAAATCCTTGAAAGGACCTTCATTGCGTTCAGAGATATACAGGCCTAATCCTATAGATACATCCATAGGTGTGCCCGTCATACTACCTGATACATCACATACCGGCAAGATACGCTCCTTGCATCCTTCCATATAGTTAGGTAAAGACTTCCACATAGCATCATATGCTTGTATGTTATCATCTTCATCCCATCTAAACTCTGTGATCTTGCGAACAATATCACTTGGAAATAATACCGAAGCATTCATCTTCTGCTTACCTTCCATAACATCACTGATATAAGAGGCGTATCTTACACCATCGTGCTTGTTAAAAGAGTTACTATATCTCTTACCTGCAATAGAAGGCACGGTACTATATGCAATGGTCTCCCATTCATTAGCACACATCTTCTGCTCCACGGTATTAGACATACTTGTAAGCATGCGTCGGAATGCACCCGCTGAGATATTAAGATACTTATGCATTGCCACAAACCATTCACCCTTGCGAGGGAACCATTTAGCCAATAGATTAGCATTCTCATTCTCTTTTAGTTGATGACTCAACCAATTAAGCGTATTATCACTTGGTCTCTCAATGATAAAGATATCCTTCCAATAACCAAACATCGGAATATGTATAGCAATTTGCTCATACACATCCGGGAATGATAACAGAATACTTTTCATTATCACTTGAAAGAATCTCTTCTCACCTGCACCACCACGTGCATCACGTGCCCAAAAGAGAATCTTAACAGCAGTCAACTTATCTTCATGATAAGCACGACTAAATGCTAATAAGATATCTTGTTCAGACATACTACGGCTCGCACCTGCTATAAAGAACAGGTCAAGACAGTATTTACCTGCAGTACTATGTGTAACTGCGCCGTTAGCGGTAAAACTATCATTAGAAAACATTGCATTGGTAAAATTATCCATTGCTTTAAAGGTTTTTGGTTAAACAATTTATGAGTCGGCAGGCCACAAGTATCGCTACTCGGCTTTGCACATATAACAGAATGAAGAGAGCCTTATAGTTAACTATTAGTGGCCTGCCTTCTCGTTTAGCATTGTGTTTTAAGTACAGTGCTGATTCATTCTTCAATGTGCGGGGTTATCTTATGTCAAACAGAATAGTTGTTTAACCTTATAATTGTAGTTTTTATAGTGCTGAACTATACTTCAACTAACATAAGACATTTTATGTACTAAGTCTCTTGCTGATGCCTTGGTGATAGCCAAGGATTCTCTTACACAGATTGTCAAGACTATTTACCCTTGCGGGTTAGTACATAAAGGTTGTAAAGATACAGAATGCATTTTAACTTACCATAGTGTTAATATAGTGCTGTTAGCATTCTTCCCTTTACAATTCTTGTTCATTGGCAAGACTATTTACATAATCTTCCATAAAGTTTGCGACAATACCGTCAATCCTACTAGCATTATTAGTAGGGACATCAAGAATCAGAGACTCATAATAACTAATTATTTGAGCCACGCTGATTCCTGATAATACTTTACCATCAATCAAGTTAGTAAACTTCCTAATGGTTTGTGCAAGAGCGAGGTCCCTTTCCATATCAATCAGTTATTAAAGTGTATAAATATTCACGCTTATAGTCATCAAGATTATATCTTGCGGCCAAATCAAATACAATACTGTCAATAACTTCCTGCTTTTGAGTGTGCTTTACAGCACTTCTACCTTCGAGATACGCAGTGTACATAACACTATCTGCATCTTGTAGGCAAGCAAAGTAACCTAATTCATATGAACTAACCTTTGCTTCTAAGATTGATTTATCACAAGGATATCCTGGTAATTGTGTTTCAAAAGTATAATAGTACATCAGTGCTATTAAACTAACCCACACGCACGAGGCTACAATCGAACCTATAATAAAACCTTTCTTTTCCATTTTATTGGGTATTAAGTTAAACATTTTAATGATATAGAACAGCACGGGGGAAAATCATCACAAACCCCCGGCTTCCTACCTATTCCAACTCACCTGCTTCACAAAGGTTATCATCATATCTAAAGACACCTGTCTCTATATACGCTAATACTTCACCTTTGCAAGCGTACTCAATAACACTTGACTCAACTGTATGTATCGTATACAACCCGTCTACCTGCTCAACCTTCCCGGTGAGCAAGTAGATGAACAAGATTAACTTAGACATACTCTTCTTGTTTGGTTAATATTCCAACTGCTATCCAAAATAAAACTTTACCTTGGGCTGATATCTTATCATACTTTAAATCAAATACCTTAGAGGCCAATGACTTATCGTGTTTAGATATACACACAACAAACTCGATAAAGGTATCTTCATCTAGTTGGTCCAATAAACTCGGGTTATTAATAGCCCGGTTACCCAACTCCTGGGCCTTGTCTTTTCCTACATACATACTCAATAAGTATTAAAGGGTTAAACATTCAATTGTACCACTCTGCATTCAGTTGTAATAGACATAAGTCCTTCTCTATGTTAATCCATCACCTATAAATAGGCATGAGAACTATTACAACTGCTCACCCTTGTGAAGTGAGTTATGATGCATTAATACAAAGGGACTGTGCTCGCAAGCAATCTTTGTCCCTTTAGCTATCTAGTGCGCGTCTATTGGCACTATAAATTTACAATACAACAAAGTGTAAGGAAATGAGATGAGTGTGCTAGTCTATTACACTAACACACTCATACTCAATCACTTAAGTACTAAAACTTAAATGGTTCCTAGACCCTTTGACGCGGGTTCAGGTGTCCCTTGTGAGGTTGCACCCGCATTACGGCCTACAGCTACGCTAGCAGCAATCTGTGCAGCCAATGCTTGGCCAAGATTACCACCATACTGCTGTACCATAGCAGCTTGCTTATCCATAGTAGTGGTATCGGCATAGAATCCGTCACCATTATGGTTAGCAACTAGTGGGCAAGACTCACCCACATATCTTGTACTGAAGAATAAAGGTTGTCCCTTCTCATCTTCCACAAGGAAACTTCCTTGTGCATCACGGTATTCATCCAATTGTGCGGCTGTGCCCTTCACATTGTAAACGAATACCAACTTGCCAGTTTGTTTCTTGCGATACTGGCGCGCGAAAGATAATGTCATTGTGCTCATACGGCTAAATGATTGATTATAAATTGATTAGAGTTCACGCTTACCCGTGTTCACCATTACTCGGCAAACACATCGAGCGCAGCGAAGATGTGTAGCATATAAAAAATTCGCGTAGCGAATAAAGCGAGCGAAGCGAGCGTAAAATAAATGCGGAGCGAAGCGGAGCATTAAAAGCGAAGCGCGAAGCGCGAGCGTTATTTAGGATTCCAAGCACCTATATACGCTAAGTCATTGATAACCAGGGTGTACGTGTGTATGTGTCCCGGGTGAGGTATTATACTAGGAATCCAATAATCGTGACCCTTGCTTTACGTCTCCTGCTTCCTACATATATCTACTTACGTTTACCCAGGTGTACGTTATACGGTACAAGGGAATGTATATAAAAACTTGCGTAGCAAAAAAAAACCCAACTCCGAAGAGTTGGGTGTAACCGCGTAGTTACACGGTGCCAAGCCCTTGTGGCTTGTCAGCGGGTTTCGCAGCGGGGGGCACGGGTTGAGCAATGCCGGCGGCTTGGGCAGCAATTTGCATCGCAATTGCTTGTCCCAAGTTGCCGCCATACTGCTCAACCAGCGACGCTTGTTTGTCCATAGCGGTGTTGTCTACGTAGTAGTCATCACCGGTGTGGTTAAGAACAAGGGTTGCTGTCTCGCCTGCATATCGCGTGGTGAAGAACAGGGCTTGTCCCTTTTCATCTTCACGCAGAAATGCACCTTGGACATCGCGGTATTGGGTTAACTGCTCTGCAGTGCCCGATACAAGATAGACGAAGGTTAGGCGAGATGGTGCCCCGGGCGTTTTACCTGCTTTGCGGTAAGAACGCTGAAAGTTGATTGTTAAATTTTTCATAAAAATTTGATAATTGATTTTCAAGGATATGTAGTATTAATCTATTTGCGAAGCAAAGCGAGCGCGTAGCGCGAGCAAAAAAAAGAGTGGTTATAGCCACTCTTTTTCGCGCTCAAGCATAGCAAGTGTATTTCTATGCGCAGAGCATATGCCTTCAATGTGCGCTATACCTAGCGTATCATTGGGCTCGGTTTTCTTAACCACGTCAATAACATATTCCCAATGGGATATTTTATGACGGGTTAAAGAAATTAACACATCAAGGATGTAATCTGCAGATTTGTTTTTCATAATTTTTAATTATGAACTATATGTTGTATTCTCAATTGCGAAGCAAAAAAAGCAAAGGGTTAATCCCTTTGCATAGAGTATTTGTCCAAGGTTGCTTGTGTAAGTAAACCTTGGGCAATTGCTCGTTTCCCTGCTTCACCCAATAAGGGTGATACAGCGGCGAATGATAAACCTGATATGTAATCAGGGCCATCATTGCTGCGGCGAGCGATAAGAGTGGGTAAAACACCGCCTTGTGCACAAAAGTACAAGTCGTGTTTTTTGTAACTTCCCAAGAAGTTGCAACATTTGCAATCGTGAATGTAAGCAGGTTTCATAATAGTATATTATGGAAGATATGGTGTATTACTTATTGCAAAGCAAAAAAAAGAAAGCCCGTTAGGGCTTTCATAAGACTTTAATCCTTATATGCAAGGATAAGGATTAAAGTATCGCGTACCACGCCATTCTTGCAAAGACATGGTGTTGGTGCGTGACCACGCGTTGGGGTGATCTTTCTCAAAGGTCACCTCATCGGACCATTTATTGTAGCTTTTGAATAAAAGCTTATAATGGTCACGCGTGTCGTCATCATTCTTGATGTTATGGTTCTTATGATAACGCGGGAAACGATCATCGTTTTCCAAAGGGCTAACATAAGTACCATCAAGAATAGCACTTGCAATTGCAGGATTGCTATGTGCGTTGATGACGTCTAATAAATCTTTTAACGCGATTTCAATTTTGATTGGTTCTACCATGATAAATTTAAATTAAGTGAAACTGATTTTATTAGGATATGGTGTATTAACCCTTGCGTAGCAAAGAGAAGACTTAATGTCTTCTCCTTGTTTTAAATGCTAGTTCTTCAAGTGCAGCGAAGAAGAATAGCAATGATGATACACCGAAGAATGTGCTAAGCACAGCTTTGGTGACGAACTCGGGAACAAACATAGTGTTCACGAGTCCTGTTAGACATCCTAGAAATAAGGATGTGTAACTAATAAAAACGAAGTTTTTCATAAG